AACCGAGTCGAAATTGTCACAGGGGGCAGGCGTTGAGTCTTCAGCATATACCGCCCAAGCCGATTGGCGGCAATCTAATAAACTGGTCACAGCGACTTGGCACTTACTTGGTCCAGGTGCGCTCACAACTGCGTCACAAAGGCACGGATGAGTCGGCAGCAGAAAACGGTGTCATCCTATGGGACCCAGTTGCCAAATACCCAGTGGCATCTTTAGACGGTACGTTTGTTGGTGTGTCGTTAAATGCTGGTTACACCGTGTCTACATTGCCAGCAGGCATCGTGGGACAACGGGCTTATGTGACTGATGCGGCTTCACCCAGTTTTGGCGCAGCAGTCTCAGGTGGTGGTGCAGTTGTTATCCCTGTTTTTAGAAATGCAACAGCCTGGATTGTCGGATGAATGAGCTAGACAGATGCAAGAAATGGATTGAGGATGCCCTAGTGTTTTCGGGGGGTACACACACATTTGAGGATGTTAAACGTGGTATAATCGAAGGCAAATCACAGCTATGGCCTGCAGCTAATTCTTGCCTTGTTACAGAGATTACGAAGTACCCAAGAAAAAAGGTTTTGCATGTCTTTTTAGGTGGTGGGAATTTAGAAGAAATCAAAGGAATGCAGCCTGATTTAATCGCTTGGGCAAAAGCCCAAGAGTGTGAAAGTTTGACGATGAGTGGTCGGAAGGGCTGGTCAAAAGCGTTAGCAGACATCGGCTGGAAGTCACAGCTAGTTTTATTAGAAAAGAGGTTTTAAAATGTCAAAAGGCGGCACTACAAGCGGTTCTACAGAAATTCCAGCCTGGTTAGAAAGTGCTGCAATTGAAAACATTAACAAAGCCAAGGGCGTTAGTGATATTGGCTATGTGCCATATTATGGTCCAGATGTGGCTGCGTTTTCGCCTATGCAGCAACAGTCAATGCAATCCACAGGAAATGCCGCAAGCGCGTTTGGCCTAGCACCACAGGGCTTTAACGCCATGTCGGGCCTGCCACAGCAGCAGACGTTTACTGGAGGGGTGCAAGGTTATTCCAGCGCACCCCTTTACAACCAGGCATTGGATGAGTTGTATGACAACGCGCCTGCCCAGTATAACGCTTTAAGCTCTCAGTTCATGGACCCGTTCTCTGGCTCTTCTGGACCGCGCACTTCATACACCCCAACAGTTAGCAATATGGGTGGTGGTGATAATGGTCGGAGCCCATATGGAAATGACGCGAACATTGACCATTTAAATCGCATGTCAGCAAATCAAAATAATGCCTATGACTCTATTTATCGCCAGAATTTTTCGGGCGACATGACGGGCGGTGAAACCTTTAGTGGTGACGATGGGAATTACTACACCGTGGGTTATGGTGATGGACAAGTGGATCGTGGCCTGGCTAATTCGATACCACCCAACTCTGGCAACCAGCTTCAAAGCAGTGTTGATGCGTTTGGTAACATTGTTCAAAATTACATAGGCGGTGGATTAATAGGCTCTCTTTATGAGCGCGCCACTGGAGATCCCATGTTTAATTCGCGTGGTGTCCCTGTGACTGACATCAACACAATGGACCGGACCAGACCTTTTATAAAAAGTGATGGATTAGGTGGCATGTATGTCGATGATAATCTTGGTGGTGTTCAAGGCATTAATGGTGTAGATGATAACCTTGGCGGCATTCAAGCTACGCCAGCCACGATGTCTGGGCCAATGGAAACATCACCCTACATGCGAGGTGCAGATGAGTTTGGCGGCTTGTTGGATTATGGGCAAGGGCAAGTGGACCCAGGGTTGCAAGAAGCTAGGGCCATGCAAGATCAAATTAATGCACAACAACAGCAAGCGCAACAAGCGGCAATACAAGAAGCCATTGTTCAACAGCAAATAATTGAACAACAAAAGCAAGCTGAAAGAATTAAAAACGATGAAATTGAGCGTGAACGAGCTATTCGCCTGCAGATAGAAAGAGAGCGGCAAATTGAATCAAATAGACAGGCCGCAATAGCGGAGGCTAACACAAGGGCAACACTTCTAGCCGCAGAAAAAGCCGCAGCAGCCAGAGCAGCAGCCGTTCAACGCAATAGTGGCGGTGGCTATGGCGGTGGCAATGGTGGTGGCAACAATAACAGCAATCAGGGTTACAGCGGTGGTGGTGGCAGTTCATCCAGTTCATTGGGACAAGGTAATGCTAAAAGCGGCTTCGGCTTCGGTTTATAAAGGATAAGATTATGGCAGGCAACGCACAAGGCGGTGGTTTCAACGTCAACCAGGCAGCAGCACAAGGCATTCAACAGGCAGGCATGACAACGGGCTCAGAGCTTGGTTATCGGCCTATGCCCATTGGCGCGCCTACTCAAGCAAACTTAGCACAGTACACCAACCCGTATGAAAATCAGGTGGTTAATCAATCACTGGCTGATTTAGAACGAAGTCGGCTAATGGCTCAAAATGTGGGTGGAGCTCAGGCAAATGCCGCCAATGCATTTGGTGGTTCAAGGCACGGTATAGCAGAAGCTGAAACTAACCGAGGTTATGCAGACCAGGCATCCAGAATGGCATCAGGATTGCGTCAAACTGGATACCAGAACGCGCAGAACATGGCTCGACAGGCAAGCATGACTAATCAGCAGGCTGGTCTAGCAGGATCATCACAGCGTTTAAACGCAGCCAACCAATTGGGCTCTATGTCTAATTTAGGATTTGGCATGGGACAACAAATCCAAGATCGAATGGACCAGCAAGGTTTAGCACAGCAGGCATTAAACCAGCAGTTGATTAACGAAGCTAAAGGGCAGTACCAAGGGTTTACTGGCGCACCAGCGCAGTCGTTGCAGTATTTACTTCAAGCAGTTGGTGGCGCACCTAATGTAGGAACACAAACTGAAAGTTATAGCCCAGGCTTATTTGATTATTTAACGCTTGGTGCTAAAGCGGCTTCTGGCTCAAATTTCGGAGGTTAATTTAATGAGTTTATTTGACAGTATTGGCACTAAATTTTCAAACATGGATCTTTATGACAAGAAAAACCTAGCACTTAACCTAGCCTCTGGGTTTGCTGGCATGAGCGGTAACCCCAACACAAGCTCTATTCAGCAAGGTATATACGCAGATCAGGCTGCGCTAAGAGAGGATCGAAAGACCAAAAATGCTGCGGACCTTTTAACTAAAAAAGAAAACGCTACTGCCGCATGGCTGGAAAGAAACGGGCATATTGAACTGGCTAAAGCTGTGTACAGTGGGGCTATGTCCGGTACGGACGCATTAAAGAAATCCAGTGAAAAGACTGCTGAGACTTTTTCAATGATCACTGATCCTGAGATATTAAAAACACTGCCAGCAGGACAATGGCAACAAAGCTCTACTGGAAAATTTATACAGTTAGGTGACAAGCCCACTGAGCGAAAAACAGCCAAAGATAAGTTTGGTGTATTGCGTTATTTGGATGACGGTAAGCCTGCGTTTTCAGTTGACCCCAATGCCACTCAAGTATTTGATAAAGAAACCTTGGGCAACATTAACGCGCTTAGAGATGATTTAAATAAAGAGCTTGGGCAGTTCAACATTATTAAGCAGGGCTACAAAAACATCATGACCTTCTTTCAAGACCCTAACCAGGTGACTGACTACGCAATGGCGGTGGCGTTTGCCAAGGTTCTTGACCCAGGTTCTGTGGCCCGTGAGGGCGAGGTTAGAGCTATCACTAATGCAGGCGCAAAAGTGCCAGCGTTCCAAGCCGCGTTTAAAAACGCAGTATTAGGAACGGGTGCAATGGACCCAAAAATGCGTTACGACATCGCTACAGCCGCTAGTGCGTTATACGAGGAAAGGTCTGTTGAGGCGATTAACTCCATTGATAAATATGACGCTATAGGTGTGAAGGGTGGCATTCCAGAGGGCAATATTTATATGGGCTCTCCAGTTGCTTCAACCATGTCAATACCACCTTGGATTATGCCTCCAGCACTTTCTGCTGCAGGCATAGGCATGACTCAAAAGCAATGGAAAAACTTACCTTATAAGAAAAAGGTAGAGTTTATGGATTCACTCAAACCTGGGGCGAAATAATGGCTACAACACAAGAATTAATGGCAGAGCTAAATGCTAGTCAGGTAAGTAATACCAATGACATAGAAGAAAAAACAGAGCGAGTCAGGGCTTTGTTTCAAGGGTTAACTTTTGGCAGTGCTGACGAGGCAGAGGCTTTTTATGAGTCAATATTTAGTGACGTTAGTTACGATGATGCGTTAACCGAAGTCCGTAAAAAACTATCAGACTACCAAGACAGTGACGCGCTAGGTTCGATCATGTACGAAACTGCAGGGGCTGCAATACCAGCCATTGTAGCTGGGTTTTTTACAGGCGGTTCAGCCACAGCAGCCACAGGTGCAAAGCTATTTCCACGCTTATGGCAGGCCGCTAAGATAGGCATGACTGAGGGTGGTATCTACGCCTTTAATACGGGTGAGGGTGATCTTGGTGACCGCGTTTCAAGAGTTCCTGGTGGAGCCTTAACTGGAGCCGTGACAGGCGGTGCTGGCAAGGGAGTGGGTGATTTAGTGACAGGTTTTGGTTCTGCTGTCATTGACAAAGCCAGGCGCATGTTTGGCAACAGGGGCAGTAAGGCCGTTGAAACCGAGATACAACGCTTGGCTAGTGAGTCCGGTAAAACTGTTGATGAGATTGTTGCTGATGTAGCTAGTGGCAAACTTATGGTTGAAAATGTCACGCTTCGTGAAGCTGTAAAGGCAATGGTTGCAGATGGTGGACCTAGTTCCGCAAGACTAAAAGCCAGCTTTCCAGAAAGGACTAAACAAACTGAAGCTGCAGCTTTTGATGAGCTTCGGGCTGGCATGACTGATATTGATAACCCAAACATCACACAAGGCATGGGTGAAATTATTGATGCCGAGCGCGTTATTGAAGCAGGCGCAAGAGCCCCCTATAACACACAAAAAGTCAGTGGTGAGTTGTTAACTGAGCTAAGAAGCATTATTAAGCGGATGCCAAAAGCAGCACAACTAGCCGCACAAGAAATGCAGCAAACAACCGGAGCCACACCATTTTATAAAATTAACGAAGCTGGCGAGGTGGTGTTTAATACGATTCCAACAGCGGCTCAAGCTGAAGCAATTATGGCTCACTCAGGTCGAATTGCTCAATCGTTTTCTGAGAAGACAATGACTAAGGGGTTAGCCCCATCAGCGTTTGGGGTCCAGAACTCGCTCCGTAAGCAAATCGATGAATCTGTCGAAGGAATGAAAGAAATTAGGGCCATATCAGCATTAACTTTTTCTAAAGAGGATGCGTTTGACGCTGGTTTAACTTTAATCAATAAATCGCCAGAACAGGCCAATATTTTGATCCAGAGAATGATGAATGAAAGTGTGGACCCAAGTGTGCTTGCTGCACTTCGATCTGGTGTGATGGCTTCCATTAAAAACGATGTGTCTAAAGCAGGCGGCAAGTCTGCGGCAATCAGAAAGATATTAAAAGAGGACGCTAAATTAAAAGACCTGGTTGAACAATTGTTCCCAGAAGACTCACTGGATAGTTTAGTCAATAAGTTAGAGATTGCTCAGGGAGCTAAAAACATTGAAAGCTATACATCTACGGGCTCTTCAACTCAGTCTGTTGATGCAGCAGCAGGCAGAATGGGTACGGGCATGGCAGAAGATGTTATTAGTCTAGGAAATGGCAACCCTGCAGCAGCTGCCAGGATAGCCGCTGTGTTGATGCAAAAGATGGGCATAGGCCTTAGCGAAAAAGACAAGGCAAAGGTAGTTCAAGTATTACTGTCAACCGATCCTGATGAGGTAAGAAAAGCCTTAGTTGATGAGTCGGCCTTGGCCTCCCTTGCCACTGGATTAAAAGCCACATTAAGACAATCGGCTTATGCAGGGACACAAGCTCCTGCAGTCGTACTTGCTGGTAATGCTGGCGGTAACATGTCAGAAAGTTTATTCAGTAGAGAGGAGCGGTAATGACACAGATGAAGGAAGACGAGATCCAGGGGGCAGTTAAAGCCGCCATAGAAGCCGCAATTGATTACGTTGATACTGACATAAGAGAAGATCGGGAGCGCGCTCAGAAGTATTTTGATGGGGCTGTAGACCTGAGCCACGAAGAGGGCCGATCAAAGGTTGTCTCGACTAAAGTTAGGGATGTTGTGCGAGGGGCAAAGCCTGGCCTCATGCGCGTGTTCTTAAATAACGATAAGTTTGTCGAGTTTATTCCAAAGAGTAGCGAAGATGTGGCTAATGCAGAGCAGGCCACGGCATACACACATTGGGTGTTTGATAAAGTTGGCGGCTACAACGTATTAAGTAATGCGATACATGACTCATTAGTGAAGAAAGTCGGCATTGTGAAAGTGTGGTGGAATAACGCCACCGTTGCTGAATCTCACACCTATGAGAATTTGTCAGATGAAGAAGTTGAAATGCTGACTGCAGATGATGAGGTTGAGGTTATTGAACACTCGCAAGAGTTAACAATGGAAATGGATGAAATGGGCATTGAGGTGTCTAGAAACGTCCACTCTATGTTAATTTCTCACAAATACGAAGAGGGCGAAATGGTCATCGAAGGCATCCCTCCGGAAGAGTTTTTCATCGATGGGTCGGCTAAATCGATTGATGATGCTTACATTGTCTGTCACAAGTCTGAGAAACGTGCAGGCGACTTGATTGCAATGGGCTTTGATCAAGATGTGATTGACGGTCTGGTTGGCGAAGATGATGACTCTAATAATAAAGGAGAGGAAAAATTATTGCGCTTTGGCGAGAACGCAGACTCTGACGATGAGGCGGTTAATGACCCATCGATGCGCGCAATCATTGTCACAGAAGCGTATTTAAAAATAGACATTGAGGGTGATGGCGTACCCACTTTGCACAAGTTTTTGTGCGGTGGCACTAATTATGAAATCTTAGAACAGGAGCCCTGGGACAAAGCACCCTTTGCTGATTTTCATGTGGACCCAGAGCCCCATGCATTTTACGGCAGAAGCCTGGCTGAACTGGTCATGAATGATCAGGACACTACGACTAGTGTACTGCGTGGCATTCTAGACAACGTGGCCTTAGTAAACACCCCACGCCTAGAAGTCAACGAAGACCTGGTTATCATGGATGACGTTTTAAATAACGAAATTGGAGCCGTAATTCGCAGTGAGCAAATCGGGTCAGTTAACCCCCTTGTAGTGCCATTTGTAGCAGGGTCCACCCTACCAGCCCTTCAGTACCTAGACATGCTTGTAGAGGAGAAAACAGGCATCTCTAAGATGAGTATGGG